TTTAATCCGTTCCTTTAGTCAACTTCTGCGTCCCATAAACATCCTTGAGTGCTACCTCTTACCATTTGAACCAATTCAGTTCTATATTGAGTCGAAGGTGATATCTTAGTGATAATCCCCTTTGCCTCTTCACAAGTTAAAAGAGTAGCGAGTAGTATGTCCATAAGATGAACGATCCGTTCCGAGTCGGCTTACTTGCGTCCTGAAATGTATCAGGATGAACGATTGTGTTAATACTAACACAGGTATATTATATAGTCAAGTAGTTATGTAATATTTGATACAAAAACCCTACAGAGCAAAAAAATACCCCGATTTTTTGTCGGGATATAATGGAATTAAAAGTTGAATTTCGTTTCACCCCTTTCTTCTTTTCTTTTTAGTTGCTTGCTTAGCTCTATGACCCCATAACTTAGGATTTATATTTCCATTACCATACTGTATGTCTTTTAGACCTTGCTTAAACTTATCATAATACATATCAAACAAATTAGTCTTAGTTCCTCTAGTTAAATCAAAACAAACTTGATCATTAAAAACATACTTTACAATGTAAGCATCTGTAGGAAATTCTACAGAATTAACATCAGCAAGAGATCCATTCTCAACTAACATTTCACAACCATAAACAGATTTAATGTTACCTGCTTCTTCTGTTGTCCAAAGAGATACTTTCTTTTCTGGTTTTTTTAACTCTGGTGCTTCTTTTGTTTCGTTAGTCATGCTCTACCACCCCAAGTAATATCAGGAAATGCTTCAGATACAACTTCTTTAGTAATCTTATACTTATCCTCTAATCTACCATCCTTAACTAATATAAGAATCTCTGCTTCTAATGGATGTAATCCTTGAAGTACGTTTATAAACATAGTTTCTCTACGAAGAGAACTCATACTAGGATTTCCACCCTTTAAAAAATTATAAAACTTAGTAAATTCTTTACGAATAGTTGTTCTTCCTTGATCTTGAGATCCAAGAGATTGAGATCCGATTTCTTTCATCTTACCTACAGCATCATTTATCTTACTAGATAATGATCCTGATGTCATCTCATCTTCAATATTACTACCATAAGGAACCTCACCTTCAGGTAAAAGAGTTTCGATAGTATCATCAAAATTCCAAATTAATATTGCCTTTATTGAAGGATCTCCATATCTCTGAAGTACTTGAACCTTATTTGCCTTACTTCTCATCTTAGAAGCAGCATCAAGAACCTCATATGAAAAAGGATTCTTGGGTAAATCAGGGATCTTCTGTGCAACTGTTCTAGGTTTTGTTGCAGTAACCTTTGTCGACTTCTTTCTAGTCGTCGTCTTCTTCGTCGTTGTCATAATTGTTTTCAAATCTAAATGCTACAATTTCATCTGGAACTAGGTTTCCATTAACATCAAACATTTCAGGATGTACTTTAATATCATGATAGTTCATAAAGTATTCTCTGGCAACCCAACCACCAATGGCTCCTACTATGAGAAACAATACCGTCAGAAAAGATCCAAATACTAAACTTATTGCTAACATGTCTCGTCCTCCTATTTTGAGTGTGGTAATATGTGATGGTTTGATTTTCTTTGGTTTACCTCCTGTTAATATAAACTCAAAACCACGATCAATATTATAATCTGGTTTATTTAGTGCCTTATCAGGCGATTTTATTTTCCTTAAGGAATTGGACTGTGTCAACACATCCTCCTATTTTTTTACCATCAACAACTACTTGGGGGAACGTAGATCCCTGACCAAATTCACCATAAAATGAATCACGATCAAAGTGTTGTCCTAAATTATACACTACATATTTACTTTCTGTCAACTGCAATACTTCTTTTACTTTCTCACAATATGGACATCCATCCCTAGTATAAACTGCAAAGTTCATTATGGTATTTGATAAAAAATTATTTAGTATCTATTATAACACTAATTACCAACCACCAGTTAAAAAGTATTGTTCTGCTGACCAATTCCTTGTACGTTTAGTAACTGCTATTGCTGTAGGAATATAATTTGTATTATCATTACTAACTACAATCTCATCAGTAAGTTCTCTACCTAAAACAGTATTAGCAGTAATAACATTAGTAACACCAATTGAAATATGAGCATTTTCATCCATTATCTGCAATCTTCCAGCATTTAATGTAATTCCACTGCTGAAATGGAATCTATCATTAGAATCCTGCCACAAGATAGACTTATCTGTGGTTCCTCTAATTATTATTCCACCACGATCAGCAGTAATATTAGTAGGATCTCCTACAACAAAAGTTCCAATACCAACACCATTACCAGTAATAACCTCACTTAAAGTAATAGTTGATGAAGCTACTGATACTATATTAACTCCAGTACCTAAATCTAAATTACCTGTAGCTTGAGCTAAGGAAACAGAAGCTGTAGGTGTTAAATTATCTGTAGGATTACAATTGGTAACAATAGATGATCCAGCACTTATCGATCCTACAAAATTTTCAGTCTCGGTAGAACCTAAAATAATATCTTTAGATTTTGTTTTTACAACTTGTGTTTTTAAATCAGTAGTATCACCTTTTATAGTAACATTACCTGTGAATGTCGATACTCCTATCGTTCTTATATTTCTAACATTATCAATATCTTCATTATAATCTACACTCTTAATCTTTGTATCACCAGTTATATTAACTGTACCAGTGAAGATTGAATTACCTAATACATCTAATTTTGTACTAGCAGTTTTTCCTATACCAAGATTACCATCAAGTCTACTATTACCTAAAACAACGAAATCATCACTTGTAGGCAATCCACTTATTGCATAATATAATCTACCGTGGCAAAGGAATGTTACCTTTGAATCAGGATTAGAAAATCCAATTAAAGATTGCCCTGAACCTAATTTTATATCAGGTCTAGTATATGTCTGTCCTGGTCCAATTTGAAAACCATAATCCAGATACTCGTCAGAATTAAAATTAGATACTCCACCTTCAGAAATACCCAACTTTACAGTTGCTACATCTGGTCCTAAATTACAAATAGATAATGTTACCTTAGATTCAGATCCTGCAGGAGCAGTATATAATGCTTGCTTTAGTACTCCAGTAGATACTGTATGACTAAGAACACCAGATTTTACAGGATTTATTACATCATTAATTGATTGACCATAAAATAAGAAATTTACATCACTTTCAGTGGATCTACATACTAATTCTTGACCTGCACCTAAATAAATATTCTCAGTTTCAATTACTTCCCCATACTTAACATATCTATTATACTCAAAATATCTTACATCACTACCAAACCTATATCCAAGCTGGATTCTTGAAGGATTATAATTCTTACTACCAATAGTTACCTTACCTACTGTTAACTTATTAGAAGGTCCAGTATAAAGGTTGATAACTGGACCAGGAGATGGTATAGTAGCGTTTAATAAACCAAAATGGGCCATTTATAGAGCAACCAGTACAATTTTAAATATTTATAATGATTATATTAACAGGGTCAAAAGGATTTATAGGTCAAAACTTTCTTAAGTATCTGATAGAGCATTCGGATGAAGAGATTGTTACAGTTGATGAGCATGACTGTTGGGATTGGATAGCATACTTTAAGGACTGGGATAAGGTATCCCTTATACTACACCAAGGAGCGATCTCAGCAACGACAGAAACAGATATAGATAAACTCCATAGAACTAATGTTTGGTTCACTATAGAACTGTTTGAGAGGGCAATAGAGCATCAAATAGACGTTAAGTTTGCCTCATCTGCATCGGTATATGGCAACACAAGAAAAAGTTTATTCGCAACTACTCCTAATAAAATATCTCCATTAAATTACTATGCTATTACCAAACTACAGATAGATTATTACATACAAGATAACCTAGATAAGTTCTCATCTATACAAAGTTTTAGATACTTTAATGTGTATGGAGAAGGAGAAGATAAAAAAGGAGATCAAGCAAGTCCAGTTCATAAGTTTACCAAACAAGTAAAGGAAACAGGTAAACTAAAACTGTTTAAAGGTTCAGGTAAATATCTAAGAGATTTTATTTGGGTTGGAGATATAGTAGAAGTCGTTCTGAATAATGATAAACCATCTGGGATCTATGATCTTGGAACCAGTAGTCCAGTTAGTTTCAAAACTGTTGCTGAATTAATAGCAGCAAAATATAAAGGAGAAATAGAATACATTCCATTCCCAGAACATCTAAAAGGAAAGTATCAATACCTAACTATCGCAGAGAAGGTATGGGACTATCAGTTCGTAAACGTAGCACAGTATCTTAATCTCCTATAAAAATTCTATGAGAATCTTGATCAAAGTGTTGTGTAGAAAATTCAAATAACTCAGAATCCTCCATAGCATACATTTGATGTCTCATCTTTCTTGGAATATGGAACTTGTCTCCAGGTTCTAAAATCTTACTTTGTGATAATCCTATATTATTATCAAACCCATAAAATAAATGTATTCTACCTGATTGTAGATAAAAAGTTTCATCTTTCAGAAGATGATAATGCCAAGAACATCTCTTAGCTTTGTTAAAGAATAAAAGCTTGCCACAATATTCTGAGGTGTTACATATCCACTTCTCATAACCCCAACCTTTTTGTACAAACTTAATCTCTGAAGAAGTCATCACAATTGATTCCTTTGTCATCTATGAATAAATCTGCATGAGGTTTACCCATAATTAATTCATTATACTTACAACCCCAATCATCTAATTGTTGTTTTGTAAGATCAAATAAAACTGCCTCTGCTGATACAGATGCAATAGAATGAGGTTGATCAGAAAATCTACCCATTGCTCGTGCAGTGAAGTAGATAATATAATTACCCTCATCGTAAAGTTTATTTATTACCTTTATTTTATCTTCCCAAGGTTCTGCTTTATGGTAATCTCTACCAACCGTTGGAGTACAGATTGTACCATCAATATCAACACAATATCTTTTTGACATCTTCCTCCGTTAAAATGTAAGTGCCTGGTTGCTGAACAGCAATTCCTGCTGCTCTATTACCCAACATAAGGGATTGATCTATATTATTAGTAGTTATATACCCGTAGACAAGTGCTGCTAGAAAAGTATCTCCAGCACCAACTACATCATATACATTTACTTTTTCTGCTGGATATAAAGTCTGCTTGTAAATACAACCTTCAGATCCTTTAGTGACAATTAGATTCTCTATATTATAGTTATCTAATTTCTCATATTCTACATCATTTATTTTAATAAAGCAATTAGGTCTATTAGGAAGTATAGATTTTTTACTATCAATAAACACAGGACAAGATGCACTATCTACAATTTCAAATATTTTTTTAGTTGTAAGATACCCCTTATCATAATCAGATATAACAACAGCATCAAAAGTATCTGTTGCTACAGGTATCATAAGAGGTTTTATCTTTTCCTCATTATCAACCCTAAGTATTTGCTGATTAGATTTCTCATCAATAAATCTTGTCTTAACTAGCTGTTCATTATTAGTTAAGAATGTAATATCAAGACCAAATGATTGTAAGTTTAAACAAACATTACCTGCCATACCAGATTTAGTTTGTATCTTAGCATAATCTAAAACAGGAACAGGTGCTTCTGGACTTATCCGAGTACATCTACCATAGATGTATTCATCCTCACAACTATCACCCAGTAACAATACTTTCATTAATCTTTTTGATAACATTGCTGCTGGCATATCCACCTACTCTAGGAAGATGTCTTACCTCACCAGCGTGTTCCCAACCAACTACATCACCATCCCTCCAATCATCACCAAGTAATAATATATCAGGTTGATATAGTTCAATTAGATCTTCTAACTCTTTCCTACTACCAAAAGTATGGACAACATCAATATACTTGATTGCCTCAAGCATAGCGACCCTATAACAAAGATCGTTTATAGGGCGATGCTCACCTTTGTCAGTACGAATCTTCTCATCCGTATCCGTAGCAACTATTACTTTGTCTCCTAGAGATCTAGCAACCTTGAATAGTTCTATGTGTCCTGGATGAAGAATATCGAATGTGCCGTTGCACCAAACAATATCATTCTGCATCATTTGGAACTTTGACCAACTTCTGAAGTTCAGGAAGATACATATACTCAATCTTACTTTTCAATAAAGTATTGATAGCATCTTCAATAGTTTCCACTAAAGGATCTCCACCAAGATTAAATGAAGTATTGAACAAAATAGGAACACCAGATAGTTTTTCAAAAGCATCTATTAACTTATAGTAATGTGTATTATCATCTTCACCAAGGGTTTGAATCCTACAAGTGCCATCAACATGAATAACTGAAGGAATCTTCTCCTCCACACCAGGTAAACATTCAACAGCATACATCATATGTGGAGATGCTTCTCTACCCTTTAAATCAAACCAATCATGTACTTTCTCCTTTTTCATAGAACAAGCAAATGGTCTAAAGAACTCTCTCTTTTTAACACCATTAACGATATCCTTTCCATCCTTAATAGTAGGATCAAATAGAATAGATCTATTACCAAGTGCTCTAGGTCCACCTTCAGACCTTCCTTGGAAGATAGTTACTATCTCACCACTACGAATTAACTTAGCAACATCATCATAAGAAGTATCAGTAACCTCTAAGAAATCTTCCTCAAAATATTTCGTATATGTTTGTGGATCATATTTTGGTCCATAATAAATTGACTTTCTTTCACCTAAGTTCCTACTAGGTTCTAATTTATTAAGTATATGATATGCACCACCGATTGATGTTCCACCATCATGTGAAATAGGTTCACAGTAAATATTAAGATCAGGAAAAGCTTCCCAATACTTATAGTTTGCCACACAATTTAAACCAAATCCACCAGAGATACAAATATTTTTCTCTCCAGTCATTTCATGTGCCTTACGAATTAATTTAATTATTTCTTGTTCAGATTCTCTTTGAATCTGATAGGCAACATCTTTTTGAGTTTGTGTATAATTTTCTCCTACAAATCCCCAAGTATCATCCCATTGACCAGTTCTTCTCATTTCCGCTTCATCATCCATAAAGATTTTATATCTTTGAGTATTCATATAAGATCCATTAGGATAGTCTGGTATGAATACATCTCTATTACCCCATCCATCTCTAAAAAATGGTGGTAGATCAGGATTTGGTTGACCATAAGGAGAAAGACCCATAAGTTTACCTGCATCAATGGTCTTAAAACCTGCATATCTTGTTGCAGATTCATAGCATTTAGTGATGCCTGGATATTCTGTCAAGATGGTATCACATACTTCATCAACTTCTTCTTCTCCATCTACTAGAAGTCCTCTTAGTGATTTTACGCCTAAAGGATAAGAAGTTCCAATATGTTTATATAATGGTTCAATCTTAAATGGATGACTAGCTTTAAAAATACTTTCAAATTCAAAACAGGTTTCATGCTTACTAATATCAGTTTGTAAAAAACTTCCAGCACCATCAGCTACAAGACAAGCAGCAGTATCAAAACCAGAATTCATAAACGCACAAGTAGCATGCATTTGATGATGAATGTTACTACATTCATAATACTCATATGGTTTTGGTTTTACTGGTTTTAATGGATGATCAAAAGTTCCTCCTGTTGTTCTGAGCATTTTTCTAATAATGCCCTCATAAACACTTTCTCCTGTCCAATCTAGTTCAGGACCAGATTTATGCGTATGACATACAACTAAATGATCAATATGATCAACATATTCAAATACCTTTAACAATCCCATTAAAGGACCACCATCATACTTTCTTCTAGTAATCCTCTCTTCCTCAAGATAAAATACGATTTTACCATCAACCATTAAGGTTGTGCTCGCATTATGTCCACGAGCACAAGAAACAATAACACTCATTATATACTACCTCAAGAATCTGATTTAGTGTCTTTATTCAATTCCATTTCTACCAATTTCTCAATTGGTTTCTTTTTTTCAATCTTGGGTTTACTAAATCCAGCAACAGGTTTTGGTGGTGTTAGTAACTTTTTAGTTATTGATTGACCTGATTTAGTAATCTTTGGTATTTTTGGTTTATTATCCTGACTAATCTGTGGATTTGGTATTTTTGTCGGTGGTTTTGGTTCTGTAACTTTACTTACACCTATTGCATCCTTAATAGTTTTTACTATTTGTTTAACCTGTCCAGATTGTACAATCATCATATCTTCATTTTGCCTATCTCTTGAGGCATCCATTGATAGTCTAATTGGACTATAAATTCTTTTCTCTTTACCCAAATCAATAATTGAATGATTATTAACACCTACATATGATATGTTTTCAGGGTAAGTTGATCCAAGACAAACCACTGTTTCTTTTGTTACTGCTACAGCAAGATGTTGTCCAACACTATCACATCCCAAGAAACAATTAGAAGCATTAATAACACCTGCCCATTGCAACAGATTTATATTGTGAGGCATTGCAATTCCCATTTCTTGCCAACTAGGAATCTCAATCTGTGACATTACTATAACACCATAATGTTTCTTTAACTCCTCAATAATTTCAACAACATTTATAATCTCAAAACTTCTACCAGAAGTATCATAGATAAACTTTCCTTCAACCTGAACAGATTGACCGAAAGGTTGGAATACAACTACCTTATCCTTACCAGTAACTTCTCTAACCTCATTACAAATATTATGACCTATAATTTGTTCGGTCTTATTTAATTCTAAATGAGGTACTTTAGAAGCAACACCTGTTGGAATCTCATCTAAGTCATTTATTAGCATATCAAATGCCTGACATAAATTTGCCTTCTGATTAAAATATGCATTTAATCTGTAAGGTTCTGGTGAAACTATCTCTTTATCTTTTAACTTCTCTTCAAATAATCCTTTATGATCCAATTTATAAACTCTATCCCTAAGAGCAGCACTTCCTTGAAATAATTCATCCCAAGACTCAGATATGATTATAAAATCATCGTCTATACCTCTATTAATATCAGCATACTTTTCCAATGCAGGTATTGCACAAACAACTCTTCCAGCACCTCCATTAATAAAAAATGCTTTACTTAGCTTAGGTAATTTTTCCATTCAATTCAAACCTCTAATGTTTAATATTATACCAGTGGTGCATTATATAGTCAACCACTTAAAGAATATTGTGTGATGATTACACTACACCAAAACATTATAAAACCCCTCAACTAAAAAGTCAAGGGGTCTTAAAGTTTAAATTTTATATTATTCTAACTACACTTCCATTGTAAGCATACCATACCAAATCTACCAGCGTCTGCACAAACTCCATCAGAACCCCAAGAATGAGTTTCCCAACCACCAGCAGCAGGTACTCTTAGACAACTACTCTGCCAAGAAGAACAATAAGGATAAGCACAACAAGTACCAGAAGACCATGATGGGCAACACTGAGTACACATTTCAAATCCTTTAATTGGTGGGTGTACTGACCATCCATACTTATTATTATCATAACAGTACCTAGGCCATGATCCACGAATACCATATATTATAGCATTATTAATTTTTTCTGCATCCTCTGCACCAGCCCAATACTCACATTTTATACATCCATTATACATTGATCCAGCAACAAACTTGAGAGGTCCTTGGCATATTGCACAAACCTGAGAGTTACAGAAATGCATTCCCTCATCACAGATACATCCACCTGAATCTGGGCAACAAGCAGTAGCAATTCTCCAAGTAGAACATTTACCTATATTACCACTCCAAGATAATAGAGTTCCATCCCCACCTTCTGCACAGAAATTGCAGAATATACCGTGAGAATCCATTACATAAGTAGGACATCCTGGAACTCTTCCTCTTCCACCTGCAGTTTGATAACAACAATAAGCACAACCAGAACACATACAGATACATTGTCCTGGACAAACCTTAACAATAGCAGATGCATATGCTCCAGTAGATCCAAAAGGAGAGTCTGCATAAGATCTAGCAGAACCAGATCCACCACCTGAACCCCATAATTGGAATCGAGCACAAGTTACACCAGGTGGAACACACCAAGTACAGTTTGTACCACAACGATAATATCCAGTAGCATCACAAACTTTTAAATCATTAGTCCAACCTTCTCCTTCTGGAATACAATCCCAAAACTTTGGTTCACTAACTTGGTTCTGTGATGACCATTGAACTGGACACCACATTAAGCAAGGTTCAATCTCACATAACCAGCAGATAGAAGATACACCACCTCCTCCACCACCACCAATTTGAGCTACCTTCTCATTAACAAGAGTTCTATAACAGGCTTCCTTTTCTCTAATTTGTTTTTGATAGTCGACCTGTTGATTAAAAGCGGTATAACTTAATACATCCATGATTTAAATGTCCTCGTCTAATAGTGGTAGGTTTTCTGTATTAATAAGAGATTCTATCTCTCTTCTTGCATCAGCATCTAATTTTGGTTCCGTACCAACTTTAGGTGTATTAAGAACCTTCCACTCTTTCATAAGTGGATTAGCATCAGCAAAAGTTTTACACTCTGCTCGATAAGTATTAACTGCTGTATGAGTAGAAGCCGATAATGCTTGATGATCAGTAAAAATACCAACCGCAGTTGACCTCATTTCAGCTCTCTGTTTCCATATGTTGGTTTCTTCTCTAAGTTTTTGATTAAAAACCCAACCACCAGAGGCAATTCCAGCACCATTACTTTTTTCAAAATCATATTTTAAAGTATAAGCATCACTTAACCTTAAATTTTCCTTTGCTTTATATACCTCACCGTTAGATTGAGGTTCATCAATGTAAGTATAATTATGGAAGAATCCATCTTGAACATTTGCATCAGGAGTAGAAGGAAGGAATCTATCTTGATAGAAATACGCTATTGGTAAATCATTTGCATCCGTTTTTGGATTAACAACAATCCTATGTTTATCAGGATCAAAAATTTCATAATCAGGATCTATATCAACTATTATTCCCTCGTCATTAATCTCAAATATAAGTTCATCTGGACCTTGATAATTATATGATCCTTTTCTGGTAGTTGATATACCAGCCACATAATTTTCTTCAGGTAATGGATAATTGAATGTAGTTTTCATCGCTTAAAAGTTTCCTCCAGATTATTTATACTAACATTATGATTAACCATAACAAACACAAATCATACCCATTCTACCCCAGTCTCCCATAGGATATCCAGTATGACCACCACATTTCATGTTATATGATCCACCACGAGAAGGAACTTGATTACATCCCTGTGATGCCATTGAACAACATCCACCTCTAACATAACAACAAGCTTCATATGAAGTGTTGTTTTGACAGGTATCATTACATCCTAGATGTCCATAAGTAGGAGGATGTAATGCACAGGCTCTCATTCCATCACCAGTCATGAATTGTCCAAATAATCCATTATGACCAAAAATGTCACCGCTTGCTGCAGTACCATAATAGGTAACTTCTGGTTCATCAATCTGTGGCCAATGATATCTATTCTGATTACCTCTAGGCCAAGCGTATGCAGACTGAGGAATACTGTCATATAGGCACATATCATTAGCATTACGTTGAGCACACATACCCATCATATACAACCAGTTACTATACTGACCTAGTCCTTTACCCGTTCCACCCTGATTATTATGTGCTTCAATAGTACAACATATATTACTTCTTCCTCCCTGAGCACAGAAATTAGTTAGTCCAGTTCCTTGTATATATGATGGATATCCACAATCACCACCACCCCAACAAGGATGACAACAATGAGCACAACCAGAACACATTGTATAAGTTTGTCCAGCAGAAACTGGCAAAATCACAGAAGCATATGCTCCAGATGATCCAGGTATACCATATCCACAACAACAACTAGTTCCAGAAGAAGCACCTGCACCCCATAATTGGAATCGAGCACAAGTTACACCACTTGGAACAGTCCAACTACAATTACAACCACATCTATAATATCCCGATTGGTCACAAACTTTAAATCCAGTAGTGAAATTACCACTGGCAGGGGTTTGGGGTATCAAACACCATAATAATGGATTCCTTGCACCAGAATATTTAACTAATTTTATATTAGCAGCAGAAGCACCACCACCGCCACCACCGCCAGATTGAACCTCAGTAATAGATGCATCAAGGGCTTGAATCTTATCTCTCAAACCTTGATTTATTTCCGCAAGAGCGTTATATGTTAATACATCAACTGCCATTTTAAACCTCTGTTATTGCTGTAATAAGGAATTCACTATCATATGATAATTGCCAAGTCTTTGAAACCCCATTAATGGTCTCTGTAAACTGGGTAATGTTTCCAGTACCACCATAGGATATACTACTATAATTAGTATCACCTAATGTAATTGCAGTTACATTATTACTAGAGTTAGTAGTAATACCAGATGCTCTGGTAAACTCTTCAGTTTTTACTGATCCACCACCACCAGTACCTTTATTGATGGATAATCCAACATATCTACCCATTGTTTATACCTCTATGCTGATTGCTCTAAACCAGTAACCGTGACACTAGTGTCACTAGTTGACATATAAACAACCACTCGTTTACCAGCTTGAAGTGCCATACCAGTTCTCTCAACAACTCCCTTTGGGGGAACAGTTACATCATATTCAATCCACTCATTAGTACTGGGTGAACTAGAACCAGATAATGCTATTCTTACGTTTACAGGGTTAGATGCAGAACGATTAATACACATCACATTAACAACAGATAATATTGAACTGGGAACGGTATATACGGTTGTATTAGAGCTGCCAGAGGGTGCGGATTGTCCTAAAATTCCAGATGCCATTTTTTAAATTGTACCTCTTCTTGTAGTATTTATAGTTATC